CCAAGCGTCCGCGAATGTAATTGTAGAAAACAAGAGTGTTTAGGTTGTCGGCAGCTGGTGCCAAGGAGCTGGAGTAAAAGAAATTCTCTCTATCGTCAGCTACTCTGCCATCCCAGCGTGCTTCAAGCACGGGACGTTTGAAAAAATATTCTGTGGATCGTGCGAAAAACTTCTTTGTGTAATAAGATTGTGTGGCGCCCGAAACGTTTTGTATTATGGAGCCAGAGTCAGTGCCCAGCGAACTAGAGAAGTATGCTTCCTGACTGGCGGTGAGATGAATACCGAAACCATGATTGCTGGCGAATGCCGGGTCTGTTCCTGCTATCCACTTCTCAACAGTGTCACTAACGTCTAAGCTAATGTTTTCATACCCCAGAGGGAAAGGAACGTTATAGTTAGAGCCTGTTCTATAATCACCACCGACGTTTGTCCAAGCTGTGTCGGTGCTTCGATCTCCCCAGTTGGCTTGACCTAGATCCTGATAGTTATCCATATCAAGACCGGCGCCTTCAGACCACGCGGCGGAGACTGGCGCTACAACCAAGTTAAAATCTTGGGGCAACGTCCATGGTGTTTCCGCGTTGAACATTTTGAGGTAGAAAGAGACACTGCCAGAAGCAGGTATTGTGCCGGCTGTTCGATTAGCTGAGATTGTGTCGATAGGAAACTGAATTAAAATTCGAGAAAGTTCTTGGGACTGTCCGGTGGACCCGGATTCTTGTCCGTATATCGAGAAGACCTCCAGGGAATCGGCATAACCCATATTGGATCCGGTTCCTCGGGTAACCAAGCCGGCGTCGAAAGCGTTTGTGATGGTAGTGTCGGCACTTGCCGTATATCTGATTATCGCCATTATCTTACGGATCCCTTGATATCAACATTCGGGAACTTAAGCTCGAAGACTACATTATTGAGGGCTTGGATCCTCTGAGCGTTCGCTGAGAGCTGGTTCTTGAAATCATAACTCGCGTCAGAGTAGGACCCTCCCGCAACGTTGGAAAGTTCTATATCCAAAACGTCCACCACCCCCTCAACTTTCTGAAGGACTTTATAGAAATCAAGAATCAGTATAGACTCGCCAATATCATATTGATTTTTCGCGATGTACTCCCGAAGGGCTCGATTGGATCGATTCAGTGCAGTAAAGCGATTGGTATTCATATCGACAACGATAACAAATTTTATTTCAAAGTTAACTATTTGAGCATCCATAATATCAACGGTATCGTTAACCATCCTATATTGCCCCATCCAGTTTCTTAAGTTATTTTTAAGAGTTGCGTTGGCTGCTGTTAGTTTACCGCTGGTGTTTTCTGAGATCACATAGAGATTTAAGTTTCTCTTGAACTCGCCAAAGTCTCGGACCACAGCAGCCCTTTTGACGGCTCCGAATTTTGCTGGCATGGCGTACGCAACGGACTGGTAGTCTTGCATTGTCACTGCGCGGTTCTGGGTGGCGTAATGCCCCATCACACGCTGCTTTATTTCGTCTGATGATGGAAGTGAAACGTCGCCGACAAATGCCTCTTCATTCATGACTTCTAAAGTCGAAGCAACCGTGTCGCGAATTCCTTGCGATAGCGAGCCTTGGGATGTAAATCTTATTATCGATCGATCCACATTGATGATAGTGTTAACAGCTGCATTAACATCTCTTGTTGTATTCACTCTGTATCCGATTCTTAATGTTGTGTTCGACGGAGCGACTCCAAATTTATCCGTACTTATTAATTTTGTTGGATCAAACTCCAGATCGGTTATGTAATTCCGTCCGTTAAGATCAAGGACTAAGTTTGTAGGATCAGCGATTGAATCCGTGAGCAACTCCGAGTCTGACCCATATCCGAACTGTAGATATGTACGGTTCCGGGATCGGTCGACCGTAAACCTTCGCGCGACGGGGACTGCCTTAAGAATATTACGAACCGTATTATTGGTGGATGTATCTGTGTTTTGGATTGCTTTATAAACAATATTTTGTGATAAGTTGTCGACCTCGATATATTCGTGTCCTTCGGAATCAATGACCGACAGAACCTCAGCTACGTTAGTGGGTCCGAGGTCGACTTTAAGGAAGCGCTGGAAGTCTCCTATTTGCACCTCTTTGAACGCACTGCGTCCAGAGACGGCTCGTCCTTGGGCTCGGATAACGAAGTTTGTTGGCGTGCCCGTATCTGTGTCTGCGGTACCGACGACGATCTGATTAGATGGGCGGGCGAAGTCGATATCTTCTATAAGAGTGTAGAGTCCACCGCCCGTGGAAGAAAACGTTGAACCAGCTCTCAGGACCGGAGCATAGTCTGTATTAGGTCCAGGAGACGCCGCAGTTCCTGGACCGCCTTGGGCTGGAACCTGTATATAGAATGTCAGGAGCCCGTATGAGCTGGGGCTAGTGTCCAGCTTGAAGCCGAGTTGTTTCGCCAATCGCATTACATTGTCATATTCAATAGCGGTGTTTAAAAAACTTTCGTTTGCCTGATAGTCTACATAAAAAGATAGGATGTCGCCGACGTAAGCCACTGTATCGAGCATCAACGACCCGAAGGATGCCTTATTAAAATCTTTGTATGTGTCGGCGTAATATCTCTTGGCGTAATTCTCCAGATCGGCACGAATGGATTCGAAGTCTCGGGAAGTATATTTAATCGTTTGTGGTTTTTTAGGCATCTTATTGTCTCATTAAAAGGGCTGATTCACTTGTACACTCAGGGCCACGCTGGCTTGTATCGGAACAATTGTAAAAAAGATATTCACTGTTAAATTGTTTGGAAAGAGGTCTGGGTTATTTTCGGGAACAGAAAACTTTATCTCATCTATCGTGATATATTGTAAATAGCGTTGTACTTGACTTCTGATGGCGGTCGCTATATTGCTATATGTATTTTGTGCATTCATTTCGAACGTAAAGTTTCTCAACCCGACGCCGAAGTTCGGATCCATCATTCTTTCTCCGGGTGTTGTGAGAACAAGCATTTTAAGATTTTGCTTAGCTAGTTCCTTGAATGTAGTGTTCAATCCATAAGGACCAAAGACATCGCTAGTCACCAGTGGGAGTGCTACTGATAGTCCCGAACTCATGTATTTTCTCCTCCTTCATCGTCCTCGCATACAGTCTCTCTCGCCGGCGTGTCGAGATTCTCAGTTTGATTAAGGGCATTTTTAATTAGTTCCAATAACAAATAAAGTAACCCTAGAGGTAAAGGTGGCGCCATCACCATTCCGCTCACAGTCCCTGTAAAATCAATACCGCCCTTTAAAGTGGCTGTGGGGAAGAAGTTGATAGGGGGTTTCTCGAATGGCGGGTTAGCATCTGCCATGGCTTCCTCAAGTCCCATCTCGCCAGCTGTAAAGCCGGCCTCCATCATACAAACTATCATCCCCATGAGTCCTTCTCCTGTGATCTTAATGCCTGACTCAGGGAACCTGCTGCTGATGAGATCATTAATGGATTCGGCGGCTGGACCATCAAGAATTTTAGAGCCCTGTGAGAAGGCAATCATTGAACCAGTCTTGATCATTTTGGTTATGGCAATATGAGGATCGATAAGTTCGCAAAGTCCCTTAAGGATATTAATCGGGGTTTCAATAAGAATCTTGATTATCAGGTCTTGAAGGAATGGACCAAAGTCGAAGTCGCCGTTGGCGGCATTGATCGCTTGTCGAGCTGCTGGTCTGTCCAGATTCGGTTTCATACTGAGGTCTTTGTCTTCTAATATTATCTCAATCAAAGTATCGATTGTCCGGATTTTTGGTGATAACAGGACGGTGGATATCTCTTCAAAATACTGTTCTGTTAAATATAAGTTATGAATAATGGGAACTGTTGTAATGATGTCTTGGTTAAACGTGGTGGTGAAGTATTCGTTGTATTGTGGGTTTAGTGAGATGCTGGCTACCTCTGAGTCTGTGAGCTTGTGTACCGAGAAGTCGAGATCAACCAGTTCTTCAGCAATTAGAGCTTCCGCCGCTGCGCGTGCCGCGGCTTTGCGCTCGTCATATCCTATGATCCACGCGCTCATATCGGTGCTTAGAATTTCATATGCCGCGGCGATGTTAGCCAACATGTCTAAAAACTTAGATTTGTTGACTTTGATGTCATCAAAAGCAGTTGTGTTGCCTAAAGGCAATAGTTCAGATCCATATAGAGCGTTATGGACCGCAAAGATTCTTAGCACTATACGTGTTGCGCAGTAACGTCTGCCCCTTGAATAACTTCCCTCATCGGGTTTGAATGTAAATCTCCTCGGGCGAGGCATTGGGTCTGCATCTCTCGAAAGGCTTTTAAACCCTGATTCACTAAGGTTTGTGAAAGAATTAAAGGGCGCTATGTGCTTAGTGTTCCCTAGTGATTCGGCGTACGCGATGGAGTAATACTCCTCCTTCTTTCCTTGAATTAGTCCGGACGGAACATATCTATCACGAAATGCTACCAGTTCGGACTTAACTGCATTCTCCAGGGTCGTTCCGGTACGGAAGTCGTCTGAAGTGTCCTCGGGGTCGAAGTGAGCAGGGTTGCCGTATGAACCGATGTCGTCATGTCCGGGGGTTATTATCTCTTCTAGGCGATTATGTGCAAAAGTAAGGAGATTGAACCAGTCCTCGCGGCGCGGCGTGCCTGGGTTTCCGATGTTAGCGCTCTCGCCATTGATGCCGGCGTTGGCGTTTGTTGGGGATCCCCACCGGTGGACCCAATCAAGTTGATCCGAGTTGGTGGCGTGTGCCTCCAGATACTCTTCTTCTGCGGCGAATGTATCGATGAAGATCTCGGAGTCTCCAGCATCATAGGTTTCGGTGCGGGGTGGGTTCGTTGGGCTGATGATTCCGCGGGGCTTAAATACCATATCAGCATTTGTATCCATTGTTTCATTATTGTATACAGGGGACAGCAACAGTGCTCGGTACATTTGTAGTCTTGTTAAATATGCCATAAATTAATTCACCATCCAAGGGGAA